TTAAATAATATACATGGTAAAAATTCTGTATGGAAACTCTATGATAAAGACATGTCAGAAAATGTTAATAATGCTGGAAGACCTCTTTTTAGAAAAAATACAGCAAAGATAGGAGGATCTTATGATGTAACTAGAGATGCATTTATAGACCCAAGACCCTATGATTCTTGGACATTGAATGAAACTACTTGTAGTTATCGAGCACCTATTGATGAACCTCCATATGATAGTCAATTCTATCAAGATAATGGAACTACAGCTAAATATTTAATAAATTGGGACGAAGATAATCAAAGATGGTTAGCTACAGGTTCTTCAAATGGTTCTACTTACTTATGGAATGTACAAAGTCAGACTTGGAGCTTACTCACTTAAAAGTGTAAACAAGCACAAATCTTTCACCTTTAGTTGGGAAATAAGTTGAATGAGGTAAGCTATTAAAACAAATACCTTTATATTGGTCTGGTTCTATATCTTTTAAAATTTTACTTTTAGATTCATTATATATAATAGTACGAGAGTTTAAATCTTTAACTTTGTTTAAATAGATTAAAAGTTGTTTATGGGGATAATCATGATCTAGATGAATAGGAGAACTTTTAGAATTATTATTGTAAGAAAAATTTACAGCTATTCTTAAAACTTCTTTGTAATTAATATTATGTTTGTTTGTAAATTCATTTAATATATCTATAAAATTAGAATAAAAAGGTGAATTAATATCGTTTTTATTTTTTCTATCTTCTTTTCTTTTTAATACAACATGGCACATAAAACTATTAGTATCTTTACCAACTGCATTTTTGTGAAAGAAAAAAGGAAAATTATTACCTAATATAGTTTGTTCTATAAAATTTTTACTAACACTGCTTAAAAAATGTTTATCTTCTATAAAAAATATCTTTTGCATCTTCTTTACATCTAAATTCTAAATTTAATGTTATTCTAGGTTCTTTTTTTGAAGGTTCAGGATAATGATCTAAGAAATTAGGAAATATTAACAAATCATTTTCTTTAGGTATAATATTAATTTCTCTATGGTTGTGTTTAAAATTAATACCTTTGTTTTGTGTTTTTAAATATATTACACAATTTATAGTAGACGTTTTTAAATGATTATGCCATCTGCCTTTATGAAAATTTTTATCGGAAAGATAACACCATAATTTAAAATTTACATCATGCAAAGTAAAATTATTTAAATAACTTTTACTTGTGTGATAAAATATATTGTATAAATAATTTTTATGCTTTGATTCTACTTCAAAATTATAAGCTAATTTAGGATTTAATTTTATTCTTTGTTTTAAACAATCTTTAATTAAATCTTTTTTTATGTTTAAAAGTTCGTTGGTTATAGATTTTTTATATATTAATTTTTTTAAATTGTTCATAAAATTTTAAAATTATACGCAAACGATATTCTTGTTTTATTTGATTTATTTTGCGCTACTCCATGAGTTAAATTAGATTTAAATATTAAAAGTAATCCTGGTTCAGGTTTTATAATATAGCTTCTCCATGTATAATTATTATCTTCAATAAAATTTTCTCTTACTCCTTGTGGTTCATGAGTATAAAATCTTATATCACCTGAATTTTCAGGAACTGATAAGTAATACACAACAGAGATATCAAAAGGATAATGTTCATGTTTTTCTTGATAATCGTCTTTTATAGAATAATTAAACCATGATTCTTCACATTTTATTTTCAAATTACCATATCCAATTTTATGAGTATATTTAGCAACATTTTCAAATATCCAATTATTTACTCTATCAAATTTTCTACTTTGTCTTAAATCAAAATTACCAAATGTATTATATAAATTTGATTCCCAATTATTTCCTCCTTTTTTAGTTTTACTTTTTATTTTTTCACATTCTTTAATTAAAGAATTTTTTATTTTATTATGCTCAGGGTTTTGAAACATTCCAATAGAAACAGGAAAAATATTAATTAAATTCATTATCTGTATAGGTATCCTAATGTCCACGAAACTAAAGAAAGTCTTTTTCCTTTTGTAATAGGGGTTACTCTATGTTTTATAAATGATGGAAAAATAACAAGGGAGCCTTTTTGAATTAATTCTTTACATTGAAAAAGTCCATTAGGTGTATCAAATTCTAATACTCCTCCTTCGTATTCTTTGGGATCATTCAATAATATTGACATCGATAATTTTCTTATTTTACCATTCATATCTGGGTACTGTGGGTAGTCATGAGGATTTTCAAATTGATCATGATGCCATCCATAATATTGATTTTTACCATATATTGTAAATTGAGCTTTTTCTGTAAAACTTACATCAAAGTTCCAGCCAGCACTTGAATTTGCATCCATTATAAAAGAATGCATTAAATCATATAACCATTTTTTATCTAACCATTTAATATTACAGTCTCTTTGTTTTTTAAGAGATTTTAATTTTTCATTATCTTTTAAATCTTCAGTTTTGTAATCTCCAGTTAATGCAATTTGTTTTTTTTCTTTATTCGCTTCTTTTATAATTTTGTCACAAAGTTCTTTCGGAAGTCCCTGTGAATAATGCCAGTAGTAATGTTTTAAAATCATTTTTTTAATTGATTGGAGTTATTTGATACAATAGCTAACATTTCTTTATGTTTTTTTGCAAATTTAATTTTAATATCACTTGAATCAATATAGGATTTTAAATCCTTTATTGAATAATATCTATTAGATGTTTTAGTAACAAAACCAATACCCTCTGCAATTTTTAAATAACTTTCAAAACAAAATAATCTATTGTCAGATCTATACAATTTAATCATATCAAAATGAGTAAAATTTTTATTTAGTCTTTTAATTATATGAGATAATTTATCTGGTGCTACATTATTTAATTTAAAAGATTTCCAAAAAGTTGTATCTTTTCTTTTTGTTAAATAATGAAAATATAAAAAATCAACTATTTCATCAAAGGTGTCATTAATTAATTTATTATATAAATTTATATCTGATTTATCTAAAGTATATAAACTTGGTACAAAATGTAATAAAGATTCTAATTGAAAAATTGTTAGATAAATAGATGTAGCTTCTAAAGGTTCTGTGAAAGAATAAGATAATCCAACTGATAAACAATTATTTATCCATGAATTTTCTAACCTACCTGCTTCAAAACTAATAGGCTTATTAAACTGTATGATTTGTTTTTTAAATAAGGATTTAATTTCTTTCATTGCTTCTTTATCTGAAATAAAGTCAGAATCAAATACATAACCCGCACCTATTCTATGCTGTAAAGGAATTTTCCACATCCATCCATATTTCATACAAATAGCTTGTGTATAAGGTTTAATATCTTTTTCATTTTTTAAAAAGAAGGGTATAGCTCTTTTCATTGGAAGATGTTTTGAATAAGAAATAAATCTATCTTCTTGTTTTTTACCATTAATTAATCTAGCAAATCCTGTACAATCAAATACAAAATCACATTCATAAGTTTTATTATTGGACAGTTTTATCTTTGTAATTTTATTTTTTTGTAAAACACAATCTTTATATTCACCAATAATTACTTCCCCACCTCTATCTTTAAATATGTTTTCTAAATAATCTGCTAAAAGCCTTGCATCAAAATGCAATGCAAATCTACAGTTAAATAAATCTACTTTATTTTCATAAGATAATTTTGAACTATATAAGTTATCTTTAAAAGGTTTTTTGTTATTAATTAAATGTTTTAATAAAAATCCAAATGTATTTTTTTGAAAAACATTTTGAATATTAAAATCGCAATCTTCTGTAAAACCATGAAAATATTTATCATTATCATTATTCCAATTTTCAAAACTTATTCCATGTTTAATGGTTCCTTTTGTTTCTGACATGAGTTTTAAAGGGTGTATATTTAAAAAAGATAAAAAAGTATTTATATTAGGGACCGATCCTTCACCTGCTCCGATGATACCTATCTTATCACTTTTAATTAATGTAACTTTGGATTTAGGAAAAATTTTTTGACAAAAAAGTGCGGTCAACATTCCCGCCGTTCCTCCACCTACTATTATAGTATTTTTCATAAATTAATTTCTTCTTCTAGATTAGCAAACGGTCCATTTAAGTCTACATAATGTAAAAATATTTGATGATGCCAAGATGGATTTTTTTCTTTAAATTTTTTTCTAGAGTGAGTTATTTCTATTCCTTTATATATTACTCCATCGCCTTTTTTTATATTAATAGGTTTGTTTGCCATATATAGTGGCCAGTAATATTTTTTATCTTTATAATTATAGTTTAAAGTAATTGAACAACTAATTTCACAAGCCTGTCTATCTCTATGAGGTTTTAAATCAGCACCTTCTTTATATATTCTAGAATATGCATAAATTGATTTTAATTTTAATTTAGTAGCTTTTTCTATTTTTGGTTTTACATAATTTAACACTGCTTGTATTACATGATCATCTCTAGAATGAATAGCTGGAGAATTTACTACTTGAGGATCAGAAGGAAAACTTTGCATTTTTTTAAATAACCAGTTAGTTATAAAATTACACATGTCTTTACTAATTACATTTTTAGTATATAAGTATTTCTTTTTCATATTTAAAGAAAGAGTATAATAGAATATAATAAAATATCAATGACTTTTAAAGTAAATAACTCTCAAGAAATTAAAATTAAAAATGAAAAAATTTTAATTTTTAAAGATTTTTATAAAAAACCTCAAAAAATTATTGACCACATTAAAGCCTGTAAATTGAATTTTCATAAAGAAAACAATAGTACTTTTAATAAAAAACTATTTTTAGATAAAAGACATTCTGGATATGTGGAAGACTTAAATAATGTAATTGAATTTTTTGAAAATCTAGTCAATCAAAAATGTTATCATAAAAAAGAAAATCTGCTAACTAACTATCAGTTGTGGATAGATAAAAAATTTAATAATTATAAAGACAATTATTGGTGGCCTCACTACGATGAAGGATTTACTCTTTTAATTTATCTAAATAAAAACAACGAAAAAAATGGTTTAAATATTTATGATGATACTCCTTACAGTAAGGAACAATTTAAATACCATGAGCATGTAAAACCATGGCATGAAAAGAGTAATTTTAAATTACTTAAAAACATAGAAACACCTTTTAATACAGCAGTGTTTTTTAATGCAAAAAATTTACTACATGGATGTGCAATAAATAATAATAAAAATTTAAAACATTTTAGATTAAATCAAACAATATTTTTTAAATAGATATGAAATTTATAGATCAATTAGATGATGTAAATTATGCTACAAAAAAACAAATTCAAGAAGAATATTGGCATATAGAGGGGATAGTTAGAAATAGAACAAATCAAAAATTTAAATTTGATTTAAGTCCCATAGTAAAATTTCAAAAAGATGATTATGGTAAAATAGGTCATTTTAACTCAAAAGCCGATAAGATAGTTTTTGATTTTAAGGACAATTGGATATTAATTGACACCGAAGAAATTGTTAACTACATTAAAGAAAAACAAATAAGGGATTTAAATTTAGACCATTTATTAAAAGAATTTTCTTGGAATATTGTATTACAAAAACAACAAAAATAATATATAGTATAAATTATGCTACAAAAATTAAATTTCAAGCCTGGATTTAACAAACAAGCCACTGAATCAGGGGCTGAATCTCAATGGGTCGATGGTGATTTTGTTAGATTTAGATATGGACTACCTGAAAAAATAGGGGGTTGGTCACAACTTACAAATTCTAATAATACTTTACCTGGAGTAGCACGTGCTCAACATGCTTGGACAAGTATTGCTGGTGAAAAATATGTAGCTATAGGAACTTCTCAAGGTTTATTTTTATACTACGAACAAGAGTTTTACGATATTACGCCATTGGCTACGGCCATTACTGGAGCTACTTTTGATGCAACATCTGGATCTCCAACGGTTATTGTCAATAAAACAGCACATGGTTTACTAGACGGAAGATATATAACATTTTCATCAGTAACGGTTCCAACAAGTTCAGGTTATGCAACATCTGATTTTACAGACAACACGTTTGAAGTTTTAAATAAAACAGCTAATACATTTGAAATTACTATGCCTTCTAATTCCGCAGCTTCAAGTTCTGGAACAGGTTCAGCACAAATTGATCCTTATGAAATTGTTGGTCCAACGTTTCAAACTGCAGGTTTAGGATGGGGAACTGATACATGGAGCTCAGATACATGGGGTACAGAAAGTGCAACTAGTGATGTTATTCTAGATCCAGGCCTTTGGAGTCTTGATAACTTTGGTCAAATATTAACTGCAACTATTCATAATGGTAGAACTTTTACATGGAATGCAGGAGCTGCTACACCTAGAGCAAATAGAGCAGTAATTATGGCTAATGCACCTACTAAGACAAGAATTACTCAAGTTTCAGATAGAGATAGACATCTATTTCATTTTGGAACAGAGACAACTATTGGAGATGCCACAACATTTGATCCAATGTTTATAAGATTTTCTAACCAAGAAGATTATAATACTTATCAACCCACAGCAACAAACACTGCGGGGACTTTTAGATTAGATAAAGGCAATGAGATTGTTGGAGCAGTGTCTGGTAAAGATTATACTTTAGTTTTAACGGATAGTTCTGCTTATGTAATGCAATACGTTGGCCCACCATTTACTTTTTCTATTAGACAAGTAGGCACAAATTGCGGTTTAATTGGTCAAAACGCTTTATCATATTCTAATGGTATTGTTTTTTGGATGTCTGGTGAAGGAGGTTTTTTCATGTTTGATGGTACTGTAAAAGCTATACCATGTTTAGTTGAAGACTTTGTATTTACAACAGCTGGAAGTA